ACCATGAATGTGGCGCGTTATATTCATGGTGTCAAAAAGGTGAAAAACCGTGTCTATATGGTGGGCGGACATGATAAGGCGAAGGGTGTCGGCATTACCGATCTGGAGTTAAAGGATCGCGTAAACATAGATGGGCGCACCTATTCGGTGGTACAGTTCGACAAATATACGCGTAGTGTTGGGGAGAATACGATAGCGGCTGAGTTGAGCGTACGGGGTGGCGGCTTGTCAGTAATAGCCAGTATATCAGTCTACCGCATCACCGGAAGCGGTGATCAACGCGTTACTGGCGATGGTGATCGCAGGATTGTAAAGGAGGCGGTATAAATGGCAGACGTGCAGATTGTAGACCTCAGCCCTAAACTGAGCGTAGACGGTACTGAACTTGTAGAAATACAGGACGCTGCCGGCGGGGTAGGTACATCGTTCAAGACTCCGCTATCAAATCTGATAGGTGCCGATGGCGCACCGGCTACGGCAGATGCCGGCACGACCACTACCGGCGCTCCCGGCACTAACGCTTCGGTTGTCAACTCCGGCACAACCCAGGATGCGGTATTCGACTTCACGATTCCGCGTGGGGATCCTGGGGCTGACGGCGCCGACGGTGCATCAGCAAGTGTAGCCGCTGGCATAACCACTACCGGCGCTCCCGGCACTAACGCTTCGGTTGTCAATTCTGGCACAACCCAGGACGCGGTATTCGACTTCACAATCCCCAGAGGCGATCCTGGCGCAGACGGGGCCGATGGTGCCGATGGCGCGGACGGGGCCGCGGCAACTATAGCTGCAGGCACGACCACTACCGGCGCTCCCGGTACTAACGCCTCGGTTGTCAATTCAGGCTCAAGCAGCGCGGCCGTATTCGATTTCACGATTCCTCGTGGGGATCCCGGTGCTGACGGCGCTGATGGTGTCGGCCTGCCTCTCGGCGGGGCTACCGGTCAAGTGCTGATAAAGGCGTCGGCGGCCGATTATGATACTGAGTGGAACACACCAGCCGGCGCCGGGGATGTTATCGGGCCAGCTTCAGCTACGGATAGTAATTTTGCGTTGTTTGACGGCGCCACGGGTAAGGCGATAAAAGATGGTGGAGTTAGCGCTTCTGATTTCGCTACCGCGGCGCAGGGCGCTCTGGCCAACAGTGCTACCCAGCCGGGCGACAATGTTTCGACCCTGACAAATGACGCCGGCTATACGACAAACGCTGGGGACGTGGTTGGTCCGGCATCCGCCGTGAACGATCAGATTGCTGTCTATGATGGCATTACTGGTAAGCTGATAAAGGATGGTGGGGTGGCGATCTCGGGCCTGGCTACCTCAGCGCAAGGCGCTCTGGCTGACTCGGCTGTTCAGCCTGGCGACAATATCAGCGATCTGACGAACGACTCAGCGTATATTACCGATGCGACTGCGGCCCGATTCTCCGGCCTGGGTACAGAAGGCTTCGTGCCGGATCCAATTACCGAGTCAGGCAGGTTTCTGTCTGATAACGGCACCTGGACGAGCCCCGCCGGCGCCGGTGATGTTGTCGGCCCAGCTTCTGCGGTCAACAACAATTTGGCAGTTTATGACGGCACCACCGGTAAGTTAATTAAAGATGGTGGAGTAGCTGTGGCCGGGCTTGCTACGTCAGCGCAAGGTGCTCTGGCTGACAGTGCGGTTCAGCCTGGCGATAATGTTTCCGACCTCACGAATGATGCCGGCTATACGACTAACGTCGGTGATGTCGTAGGCCCGGCATCGGCAGTAGATAGCAACTTTGCCGCGTTCGATACGACCACAGGTAAGTTGGTAAAAGACGCCGGCGTATCGACGGCCAGCTTTGCCACCGCGGCGCAGGGCGCCCTGGCCGACAGTGCAGTTCAGCCTGGTGATAATGTCAGTGATCTGACGAATGATGCCGGCTACACCAGCAATGCGGGCGACGTTGTCGGCCCGGCGTCGGCTGTCAATGATCAGATTGCTGTCTACGACGGCACCACCGGAAAACTGATCAAGGATGGTGGAGTTGCGATCTCGGGTTTAGCTACCGCGGCGCAGGGCGCTCTGGCCGATAGTGCTACCCAGCCGGGCGACAATGTTTCGACTCTGACGAATGACGCCGGCTATAAAGCTTATTACAGCGGCGCCGCCTTACCAGATCCTGCCGGGTATTCTGAAGGCGATCTTTTCATGGTAACGGCATAAGCGGGGGCCAGGCATGACACCAGACGAAGTGCAGCGTTACATCGAAATCGGATTGCAGGTAGTAGGCGCGGCGGCAGCAATTTCTGCTATCACGCCGAATCCGACGGATAACGTTATTGTGGCTGTGTTGAAAGTCATATTGAATACGCTGGGTGCCAACTGGGGCGCCGCAAAAAATGAGGTGAAAGCTGAAGATATCATTCGGCGGAAGCTCAAGAAATAGCCCACGATAGTTGGGCTGTAGATGGTTGACCCCCGGCCCCTATATTGGGGTGCCCCGGCCCGCACCGGGGCGGTCAACCTCAAGACGCTAGGCGTTGCGGGACGCTGAATGTAGTGAGGTAGTAAATATGGCATTGTCAGAAGATATTGTCGAAGCTGTTGCCAACAGCAACTTTAAAGCCATGGCGGAAATGCAATTGACCAACGCCCTTGCACACCAGAACAGGGTCAATGTCATTGCTGAATCAAGCCTTGGGACCATCTTGGAACGAATGAACACACTCGATCCAACGGAGGCCGCTGGCGTTTCTGGTGTTGTGGCTTCTGACCTGGCTGAGGTGATCGGCCAACTGTCCGGTGTTGTCGCTAACGCGCAGCAACTGATGAAGGGAGCGCAAACCACGCTGCCTGAAACCGGCCAGGGGTAAATAAGCAGAGGGGTAGTTCGCTGCCCCTTTTCCTTTTGACCTTGCGGGAGGTTTAGCTATGGCAGAGGAAGACAACAGAATACTGAAGGCGCTTGAATCTCGCATGGACGAGGTGATGAGTGCTTATGAAAAACAACTGGCCGATTACCATCTGAAGTATCAGGAGATGGTGGATGATGCCAACCGGCAGATGTTGCAGCTAGTGGAAAAAGCCCAGACCCAGACACAACGCGCGCCAAAGCAAAAACCGGAAACGGTTTGGACGGCGGGTAATGACGGTGAGCCGCTGCTGATTATGAACAAGGCAGCAGCCGATTACATGGCGACAGTCTTTGACTCTGTTGGTGATCTGGTCAAGGAGTTGGATAAGTTAATCAAGCGAGGAAGGATTAAATGAGCTACAAACTAACCGTACAATTGATACAGCAGTCTGGCGACCATGTGGACAATACCACCCTGTCTGAGGAGGTCTCTGAAGACGAAAACACACACTTGCTTAAAACCAAGGTTTTCGTGGACGTTTTTTCCAGGGCGCTGAATGAAGCTACACAGACACTTATCGACCAGGCGTTGTCTAATGGGGGCGGTAAGAACGCTCCTGGTAAGTAGCGCACTTTTTGCGCTCGTCGCGCTATGCACGGTATACGTCATAGCGCATTATCAGTGCATTTTGGCTACGCCGTGGAATGGCTTTGAATTTGAATGTGCTGAAAAGCGGACGATTGAAACTTTGCGCTGGTACGCGGAAACTTTGAGGCACGGGCCTTGATAGATTTGTTGATAATCGCGCTGATAGTCGGCTATATAGCCTGGCCTTTCATTTTTAAAAAAAGGTAAAGAAAATGCCTATAGTAAAAATCTACTTAAACGAGGGAGATCCTACAATTCAAGCGCATGGTGAATACAGGGGTGTTTTGAATGCTGAGTTTGACGATGGGCGCATAATCACAAAACACTTGAGCGCACCCGATGAGGATGCTTGGTCTGCAAAAATACTTCAAATAGAAAACTCAGTCGAACTTGAAGTACAACGCGCTGACGCTGAAGAAGCGGCTGAAAACGATGTTGAAATCCTCAGCCCATATAGACAGGCGAGTTTGAAACAAATGGCTGTTGCCTATTTGCGTAAGGCACAGCTTGAGCCAGACCCATATCTGGCATATCTGAAGTTTTCCAGATTTAATGATTGGCGTACCAGAGAGGGCTACACGCTCGCTCAGGTAGAGTCAGCGCTAGCTTCTGAAGGACTTACATCGGAGGAATGGCAGAATATGCGCGACAGATATACTTACCTATCAAACCCTGCCAGAGTAACTGCAATGCAGACATATCAAGACATACTTGCCGGGGATGTTTGGGCTATATAGATGGCGTACTTATATGTTAAAAGCGGTTTAGGTACCTGTACTGATGGCACAGGTAGATTGACGCAGCAAACTGGCGCGTTTGGTTCTGGTTCATTGACCGCAGCCAATGTCTATGCTCGATTATCCGATGCTTTCAACAATTGCTCAGCCGGCGACATAATTTTAGTGAGTGATAGCCATGCTTTTAGCGGTGCTCCTGTCACCTATGGATCACCAGGAGCTAACTCAAACGTTCCTGCAATGTGTGTATCTGATGCTGCATGTGATTCATATTCAAGTGGTGGAAGTGAGACGTATAACTCCACTCAAAATATTACAGGGAATATAACTTTTATCGGTTTAACGCTGGACTTTACTTCGTTATATCCAAGCACAACCAATGGCGGGATGTTTCGGTTTAGAAATTCCACGTTGAAAATCAGTAGTTATATATTGCCTAACGCTCCCGGATTTTTGCTGCGTTTTGAAGAATCCAATCTTGTTTGGAAGGGCGTAGGTTCGTACCCATTATATTCTTATCAATTTTCACTTTGGGAAATTGAAAATAGTACAGCCGTATCAGAAGCGGGTGGTGACGGCTTTGTAAATTCCTTGATTCAAGGTAATTTCATCAGGCCCTATTTTAAAATAAACAATTGTGATTTAACTATCGTAGACGGAAACCTTTGTGATGGATGGGGCAGCGGTAAAGGAAACGGTATTGTACAGATTACAAACTGCAAATTGAACTCGTCAGTAAGTTTTACTAATAATACGCTGGTTGGTTCTGGTCAAAGACTGATAGTGCAAAATAGTTCTTCGTCAAGCGCGGCAGCAGAGTATCAATATTACCAACAATCTAACGGCTGTTTATTGCAGGAAGACACAAGCATTTATAGAGATTCATCAATAGCGATGAGTTCAGGGCAAAAATTGTCGCTGAAGATAACAACAACAAGCGCTCCAATATCAATGTCTGACCCATTTTATTTTGAGTTTCCTGATCAATTTATAGAATTATCAAATGCCGCATCTGATGTGCTGAAGTTTTATCTGCTTTCTAATGTTTCACTGACTGATGCAGATATTTGGATTAATGTTGCATATAGGGACGGGACAAATAAGAACGTACCAGATAACGTATTTTCGGTAACCGATCCAGAAGACATATTAAGAACTGGCACGGGCCTAACTACTAATACCGAAACGTGGACAGGAAGAACTACGCAAAACAGGTACGAAATATCTGTTGATACTGGATCACATAATCCAGGCACTGATATGGTTCCTGTCATAACTGTGTACGTTGCAAAAGTGAATGCAATTTTGCATGTTTGCCACACTATAGAGGCAAGTTAAGTGGCCCGCCTTGTCTTCAGAAAAGGAAGACTATTTCTAGAAAATGGTCAGCGGCTATCGTTTTCTAAAGGTAGATTACATTTAGAAATATCGGCAGGCGGGGGCCCGGTTACCATTGAAGAGATGTATGTTAGGACAGGTGGCGTGTTCCAGAAACACACGCCGCATGTGAAGGTCGGCACGGCGTGGCAAGAAGTTGACGCTTACGTTAAATCAGGCGGAGTATGGGTGCAGGTCCATGAAAAACCATAAGGCGCCACAATGGGTGATTTAGATGATATCGCTAGAGATGGTCCACCTTGGTTTCGCTATCTTGTCGTTGCTGCTTTGTTCAGCAGTGCTGGCACTGGGTTTCTTAGCCTCAATAAGGAAGCATCTGAGGGCTATACGGCGGCACACGCTGGGCGAGACTTCCAAGAGCGAGACAAACGAATAGACGAGTTAATGAAGTATGCAGTCGCCCACTCGGCGCACTCTGCCAAGTACAGCGAAAAGATAGACCGACTGCAGAAGGACGTTGAGGAGATACGCAGAGAGCTAGACGCACATGTGAGGGGTCACGGTACAAGCGAAGCAACCCGGCGACTTGTAAAAAGTATGCAGGATAAACTTAGCCCGGAAAAGCGGGAGCGTTAAAGTATGTCGAGTAGGTTAGCCCGGCAAGCGATAAACGATGCGGTGACTACCATAGCCACTCCCTGGCCGGTATTTGATCTGTCTGACTACAACTCTCTTGAAGAGATACTGCCGAACATATCCGCCGAGAGCGTGATCGTGCAATACGTAGTCAGCGACGATTTAATGCAGACAATAGGCGGCGAGTTTAATCAGGGCTGGGAAGAGAGCGGCACGGTGGCTATCCATCTGATAGTGCCTACCGGCTTCGCCAGTTCAAGCGTTGTCGACAAAGGCGACGAGATACGGATCGGCCTCCGCGGGAGGAGACTAGCCGATGGAGTTGTTATAGAATCATGCACACCCTTTACAGATTTTGGTGGGGGTGGTTTCGGGGTTAACGGATCCGTGCATGGGTGGGCCGCGAATTTATATTATACCCGCAATACCTGCGGATAGGAGTTAAAACATGTCTTCAGCAAATCTTGTATCCGTAGTCTACGTGGACGAAACCGCCTACGGGCAGAAACCAACCCCGCTGAGTGGCGTTACACTCAAGACCGCCCGGTTTACCAGCGAGTCGCTGTCCGGCACACCCGCCACCACCACCAGTGCGGCAATCCGTACCGACCGGATGTCCGGCGGCCAGGTAGTGACCGGGCTAGAGGTCGGCGGGGGCCTGGACTTCGAACTGGCGCCCGGTACGTTTTTCGATGATTTCTTTGCGGCTGGGATGATGAACCAGTGGACCGCTGCGGATTCCCTGTCGACGGATGTGACGCTGACGCCTAACCCTTCTGACGACCAGGAAGCCACACTGACGATCACCGGTGACTTCTCGACCATCGATGCCGCGGTCGGCAATCTGCTGCAGCTGATCCCGGCGACCGGCGATCCTGTAGTGGTTTCTATCAAGTCGGTGACCAGCACCACTGAATTGGTGGTCGCTACCATGCGCGGAGAAGAGGCGTTGACCGGCGTAACGATGACTGTTGCGGTACCTGCTTATCTGGACATCGGCACCGAGCAAATATCCTATGTGATCGGCAAGAGTTACACCGATGTCCCGCATGATGTAAGTACAGACGTTCATAGCCAGACCTATACCGGCTCCCTGGTCAGCGCTTTCAACATCTCCGCCTCTTATGGCGAGATCGTTACCGGTAGCTTTACTACGGTCGGTAATGGATACGACCAGGAGGTTCCGTCGTTTCAGCAACAGGTCGTCGCCGCCGGCGGTAGCGTAACCCCGGCCGGCACCACCAACCCGGTCAACGCCTCGGTCGACGTACCGTTGGTGACCAGCGACCTGTCGGCTACCGACTTCTGTATCGAGCAGTTCACTATCGATTTGGATAACGGACTGTCTCCTACCCAGTGTATCGGCAAGATAGCGCCGACAGGATACACCCTGGGTACGGCGGGCATTTCCATATCTACCAACATCTACCTTAGCGATACATCTTACGACGCGTTCATGCTTGCCAAGTTGACCCAGGATCCGGTGTCCTTGACCTTTACCATGGAGAACATCGATGGAGGTTACGCATTTAGCCTGCCCGCCGTGCAGCTGTCATTTCCAGATCCGGCTGCCACCGGTGCCAATGAGCAGACCATGATTGAGGCTGCCGGCCAGGCAAAAGTCGGGCCTAATGGCGAATCCGCACTTCGGATTTACAAGCTGGTTGGGGAACAGTGATGGATAAGCTGGCCCGGTACAAGCTGGACAAGGCATTCACCGAGGGTGTCGACCTGTACCTGGACGAAGCGCCCGATGTGGTGTTCCGGGTCCGCCTGCCGTCTCGGTATAACCGGGCCTACACCAACGCCATCTATGGCGGCATGGGGCTGAAATTGAGTTCCGACGGGCTGGTGAAGACTGACAGCAGCATCATGGATGCCCGCTTCGCGCAGGAAGACGCTTTTGTAGCCCACTGCATCCTGTCGATGGATGGCGAGGCGCTGCCGGAGAACTTCGCTACCGACTACCCCGAGGCTTTGGCCGAATTGATGGAGAAGGCGACGGAACTGGCGAATGAAATCGAGGCGAAGGTGGCCGACACTGTAAAAAAGTCACCAGCTTTGTCGAGTGGCAGCGAAAATGGAGCGGCAAGCAAAAGTTCTACGACGAAATTGAAAGGCGCGGTCGGGTAGCTGAAGTCGACCGACGCCCTGATATCTCCGGTGCCGAGCATATACTTGGGGCATTGATGGAGTTGAGTACGGAACGCCCGGTCGGCATGGGTGTTGGTCAGATACCGATCAGCAAAATCTGGCAGTACCTTGACCGGTTCAACCTGCCGGACAGCTGGGAGCCGATTCTATTGCAGGCTGACGCCGCGATTGTCGCGTCGATGAACAAAGAGGCTGAAAAGAGTGCCCAGAAAACCCCAGCCATTAACGATAAGAACGGTCCAAACGGCGATAAAGGGCGCGGCGCAATTCGTGCAGGATGAGAAGATCGCCATCTCCAGAATCAGTATAGGGTCACTGCAGAATCAGAAACGCTGGCCGAAAGAGTACTATTCGTACGTAGGGCGGGAGACGCGCAACAACCGGTATAAAGACCCTGACCGGTTTTTTCGCGTTATGCACTACAAGCCTGAATGGTTCAAGCGGCGTTTCATATTCCGGCCCATCATTGATGTATCTGATGTTCTCAAGCAGGCCACCCTGTACGCCAACGCCATCGCGCATCAGCAAGCCAACATGTTCCGGGTCAGATCCGGACTGTACCGCGGATCGTTCAAGATAGTGGTCGATGGTGAGTTGGCTACCCCCGCGGCCCTTGATAACCTGACGACAGAATCCGTGGTCCAGATATACAATGCAGTGCCTTACGCCAGCAAGCTGGAGTCCCTTGCGTTCTATAATGCGGCCATAGGCGGGGTGTTGTACTTTGCGGCCAATAAGGTCAAGTCGCGGTATCCTACGCTTGGCGTGAGTTTCTCATACAAGAAACCCTACACACTGCCGGAGACGTATGGGTATAAGGGCAGGTTTTACATGGTGCCGGTTTTGACGTTGGGATCCAGAGCGAAGGTTATAGACACGCTGAAGAAACCGGGCAACCGGGTTAGGCGGCGGAAAAGAGCGGCGGCCAAAACGGCGCGGCTACAAAATGAGGTCGTAAGCTGATGCCTACACCAAACGAACAGTACCTGATAGACATCACCCTAAAGTTGCAGGGCGATAAAACCGTCCAGGCGCTAACTAAGGCGCTCGAGGATGCTGGCCGCGCTGCCCCTAAAGCGCAGAAAGCTATGAAAGGCGCCGCCAAGGACACTCGGGCTTTTGGCCGTGTCGCGGCGAACGCCGGCTACCAGATGCAGGATTTCATAGTTCAGGTACAGGGCGGCGTAGATCCTGTACGTGCGCTGGGGCAGCAACTTCCGCAACTGTTTATCGGATTTGGCGCACTCGGTTCGGCAATTGGTGTTGTCGCCGCCTTGCTGCCGTCATTGATTCAACTAAATAAAGAAACAGCTGACGCCGCTGAAGATGCAGGCAAATCCTGGGATGAGTACAGGGAAGCTTTAGAACGCTGGATAAAAACACGTAAAACAATCGACGCCATTGAAGCGGGCCTGAAAGCTGAAACAGCGTTAAAAGACAGAACGGACGCAATAGCCGGTTTCAGGGAAGAACTGCAGGAGTTGGCAGACGCGGCGGCTACGCTTGCCATACCGCTGGGCGGCGGTAGCGTTAGGAATACCGGCGCTATTACAAAAGCCTTTGGTTCACTTGCCGATTTTGAGCGTTACCAGCAGATACTTGCTGAGATGAACGACGAAAACATAGAGCAGACCGCAGTAGACCTGGCGCAGCTTGCGGCTGGTCTGCGCGGCTTGGCGGATCCGGCTACTGTGACGACACTTGAAGGTATAGTGCTTCAGCTTACCGAGTTAAACCGGGAAACTGCAGCCGCACCGGGTGTAAGCGCAGAAACAGCGAGCCTTATCGCTGCCAACGACTATCGGCAAATGCTTGAGGGAGTCAAGGATGCTGAGTACGAAGCACTACAGGCGGCGCTAGAAGCTGACAAAAAGCGGGCGGAGTCTAGAGCCAGGGAAGCTGAGGCGCGACGCAGAGAGTTACTGCGGTCGCTGCAGCCAGTGCGGGCTAACAGAGGCAATCCTGAACTTAACGAGCGGTTTATTGAATTTCAGAGAAAGCAGGCAGAGGAGCTAAAAAGAACCGAACAGATATACCGGACGCTTTACCCCGCGGCTGTTCAGTATGCAGACGCAACTGAACTTATCAACCAGGCCAGAGAGCGCGGGATCATCAGCGAAGAACGCTATCAGGCAGAGTTAGCCGCTGCGACTAAAACATTCGAAGAGTCAACAAAAGAATGGAGCGTTGCCGGCGAACTGATAAATACTTTCGACGATAACTTCACCAAGATGCTGGACGGAGTGCTGATGGGCACCCAGGATCTGGCGGAAGGCTTCGAAGATATGGCTAAAGTCATCATTGCTCAACTGCTGAAACTGCTAGCCTACAAAGCAGTATTCGCTGGGTTCGGCATTGACCTCGGACTGCCGGCAGGCGCCACCGGTAACGCAAAAGGCAACGTCTTTTCTGGCGGCAACGTGGTGCCGTTCGCGAATGGCGGGATCGTCAATTCGCCGACGATGTTTCCCATGAAATCCGGGGTCGGCCTGATGGGCGAAGCCGGGCCCGAGGCGATAGTTCCTTTGCGCCGCGGCGCGGGCGGTGACTTCGGTATCGCTGCGGCGCCTGTCAATGTGGTGGTCAATAACATGGCATCCGGTGTCCGAGTCAACACCCGGCAGACCGACCAGGGGCTGACCCTGGACGTGGTAATGGAGCAGGTATCGTCCGCGATCCGCAAGGGTGGCAATTCGATAGCCAATGCCATGGAAGATAGCTACAGCCTGGGCCGCGGCAGGGCGGTTTACTGATGGCGATCTCCGATGAACTAAAACGGGTTTACGCCAGTGCTCCGATAGACGACTTCTACGTCGAGACGCTATCTCTGGAGCACCCCACATTTACCAATGGCGTTCGTTACCTGACCAACCAGAACGGCGGCTGGGTAGGCAGCTTGGAGACGGGCGGGCAGGCAGCCTACGATTATGTGCCGTTTGTCAGTCTGCCGCCCGCGTCCCAGGATCAGGCTGCCATCACCTTGAACATCGTCATTGATAACGCCTCCAGGGAATTGATGTACGAACTGGAGAACATGGCGCAGACACCGTCTCAGCCTATCACGGTCGTCTACCGGGTGTACCTGAATTCGTCTCCGACAACTTTGCAGAACGATCCGCCGACCAGGTTGTGGGTCGCAAATGTCGTTGCCGATCAGCGGACTGTGAGTTTCGCTGCCAGCACAACGAACCTGCGGAATACGCCTTTTCCTTCGAAGCTGTACACTACCGAATTATTTACAGGGCTGAAGCGATGAGGACGATGGGCGATCTTGGCTGGCTTAACGAATACATCAGTGGCGTTCCGTATGAGTATGGCGGGCGGACTGAGGCCGGCCTTGATTGTTACGGGCTGGTGAAGCTGGTCTATGCGAAAGAATACGGGATTGCCTTGCCTGACTGGTTGACCGATGAGATGTCCGTGGGCGATAAGAGTCGCACCATAGACAGCGTGGTTACCTCCGGCGATTGGGAGGAGATTGACCAGCCAGTAGACGGATGCTTTGTTGTCTGCTATCGGAAACGCGCGGCACACCACATCGGCCTGTACTACGGGGGCGGGGTGCTGCACTGCGCTGATATGGGCCCGGTCTATCAGCCACTGCCCCGGTTCAAGCAATACTATCCTAACCTGGTATTCGGGGAGTGGACGCCGTGAGCATTGTCCGCATATTCTTCAACCCGCTGAACGGGCAGGACCGCAAGGAATACCCGGTTGAGCCCGGCACTCGGATAATTGATTTCCTGCAGGAGCATTACCCGGTTGGCTTCGATGGATGTGTCCGCGTATTTATCGGATGCGATGAAATCGCCCTGGATGATCTGGATATCTTGATCGGCGAAGAGGAGCAGATCACTATCTTGGTGATGCCGGCCGGCGGGATAGGGTTGGCAACTATCGGCGCTTATCTTTTGCAGGCGGCGATAGCGGTTGCCATCGGTTACACAATAAATCTCCTGTTCCCGCCGAAGACCCCGGGCAGTTTCAAACAGGAAGCTGAGTCCCCGACCTACTCGATTAACGCTACTCGAAACCAGGCCAGGGTCGGGGATGTCATTCCTTCACACTATGGCACGGTTACCTGGTCGCCGGACTTCGCGTCTGCGCCTTACCAGTTCTTTTATGAGTACAGCAATGACCAGTTCGTTGATGAACTGCTGTGCCTGGGTTTCGGTTCGTATAACATTGAGGAGATCTACATCGGTGACGTTCCGGTTACCAGCCTGGAGGCCGGATCGGTGCAGTGGTGGAAGTTCGAACCTTGGCAACATATGAATCGGATGGGTGTGATCACCGACTATATCTACGGCCGGATCAAGAACACCGAAATGCCCTGGCCTTTTCGGGAGGATGTGTTCACCTCGCCAGCAGTCGAGCAGTTGGAGTTCAGCAGGGACAGGCAGGATAGCCAGACAGGTGTCGGATTCTCCGGTGTAGCGCGAGCGGCAGGCTATGACCCGGTAGCGCAGCAGCAGGTGCCCGGCCGTATATCGGAGCTACCTGTGACACTAGATATCAGGGGTGGGGATACCATTGTCATCTCCGGGACTGCCAATAATAACGGTGAGCATAAAATTGCATACGTTGCGCTGGATCCCACTAACCCGGCGTTGATGTCGATCTACGAAGCGCCAGATACCCCGGTGCCGTTTCTCGATGAGGATCCCATAAGCGGTTCGTATAACTTGAACCCGACCGAAACCGTACTTACCAAGCAGGTATACAAGCCTATTTACGGCCCCTTCAGGGCACAACCCGCCGGCCGCGAGGTGACTGTCATTGAGTGCGATATCCTGTTTCCGCAGGGTCTGTACCGTATAGACGGGACGTCGGGAAACATTCGCCCGATTGATGAGGGCGCGACTGAAGGGCCGGTTGAACTTGAATTCACTTACCAGGCAATAGATCCTGATACGGGCGCGGCGATTGGTGCGCCTATCGTGCAGCAGAAAGTGATCAGCGGTAAACAGCGCAACCCGAAGCGGGTAACCCACAGCAGCGAGACGATACCCCAGGCAGCCTATGAAGTATCGGTGCAGCTGATATCCGGTGTCAGCGACGACTCCAGGCGCCATGAGTTGTGTCAGTGGGTCGGACTGAAGGGTATCCTGGCGATGAACGGGCAAGTGCCGGCGTATCTTAACACTACCCTCCTGGCGGTCAGGATGAAGGCGACCAGCGGACTGGGCGGAGCGGCTAGGGCCCGGATACGGGTCAAGGCGAATCGCTACCTCGGCGATGACGCTGAAGGCAATCCGGTTAACTCATCCAATCCCATATTGGTGATAAAAGATATCTGGAAAAGCACCGAGTATGGTATGGCTAGGCCACTGGACGAACTCGATCTGGTGACCTTGAATGCCTACCAAACCGAGTGGGATACGCTGCCGGGCGCCCCCAGCTTTAACGGGTCATTCGACCAACGGAACACGGGCTTCGATGCAATGCAGCAAGTGGCGTCGATGTGTGGTGGCAAGATCATTCAGAATGGCGGGCTCACTACGCTGGTGGTCGATAAACAGCAACCGGTACGGACAGCGGTATTCACTGCCGCCAACATTGTCAGGGACTCCCTGTCGATCCAGTACAACTTCGACACCACCAATGACTATGACTCGATCCAGATAGAATACCGCGATGCCGAGACGTTCCAGCCTAAATTCGTAACGCATCCGCCCGATGGAATGATGCCGGACACTTATCAACTGTTCGGCTGTACGTCCGATGCCTATGCTTTGCAATACGCCAAATACCTCCGCGCTGTAAAACGCCTGCGTCGCAAGGAAGTTACGTTCAGCACAGAACTGGATGGGTTGATTCCGCAGTTCGGGGATCGTATCGCTGTATCCGCACCGATGGCGCCGGACTGGGGCGATTCCGGGGTCATCGTTGACATCATCGATGCCTTCACCCTACGTGTGGATCACAACCTAACCTGGGCCGCGCCGCCGGATACCAACCGGGTACTGTTGCGGACTTCGGACGGCAGCCCGACCGGCGAGTACACTGTGACGCGCGGTGCCTCAGACGATATTGTGGTATTCACGGATGACTTGACCGGTGTCGTATTTGACGCCGAGAGTCAGGATCCGACATCCTACGTGTTCGGTACTCAGCAGAGTTTCGTCAAAGACTTCATTCTATCCAAGAGCGAGCCCGAAGGTGACACCACGGTGAAGGTGCAGGGCCAGACCTATACAGCGGCTATTTACACCGACGCGCCGCCGCACATGAGGTCCACATGATCGAGTATCCTGCTTTTCTTTCCTGTCCGACCTGGCGTTATGCCGAAGGACTGACCACTTTTGCTGACCGTACACCGATGGAATCAGGCTGGGTTCGCCAGCGTAAACGGTGGCTCGATAATTACGTCACCATCGAACTGGCATTCAAGATGTCGGCTTTGGATTTCTCGATCTGGCAAAGTTGGGTCAACATTAACGGTTACAACTGGTTCCGCATTCCGCTTGACCGGTTCCAGGGCGCCAAGGTTCCGCGGGATATCCGATTCATTACGCCGGTGCAGTACGGTTATGACGATTGGGGTAATGTGGTCGCGACGGCAACCGCGGAGGTCTCGAACGTCAAACCAAATCCTCCACCGATACCGCCCTGGTTAGGGGACACGTTACTGGAATGCCGGCCTTACAACTGCTCGTCTTATCAAGATTGGTTAATTGAAATAGGGGCACTTGAAGAGTATGTAGGTGGGCTGGCTATAAATGTAACTGATATTAATGATCCTGTTCCCTATCCGTTTAGTGAGGTTACATCACCGCCTGGTGGAGATGGTAAATGGATTTACTATAACAATCTTATTTCAAGCCCCGTACAAATTACAGGATATGGAGTTGGAGGTCCGAATACAAATTTGATGGCATTAGATAATGTCACAGGCATTATCGACGGCCCTCAATTGTGTGAGGGTGAAATTGCTGTTATGGGTGCAGTAAACGCAACAAATGGACTAGGCGCTAAAGGAGCAATTCAGGCAGCAGCTTTAGTTGGTAATGGTTCTGGCGCGTGGGGCAATTGGGGAATGGAAGCAGCGATAATGGATCTCGATTTGAATCGCGCGCCCGTTGTTATGTCGGGTGCGTTGATGAGAAACAGCGGAAGTTGCTGGTCTTATAGATGGCGGGGAACTAACTATAACCAAGAAGACCCAGCTTACGTCGGAATATCTGTATCAATTATCGACAATGTTGCTGGTGATGTAAGAGTAACACTAACAATAAATAATCAATATACGAATCTTATACCAAATCAATCTGCAACATTTACAGTACTCGGCGCGGCAAAGCGTTTAAATATGTTTTCAGGTTATATTACTTCAACGGCGCCCTATGGGAAAACGCTAAGTAATGGGAATTATTATATCGTTAGAGATGTTACATTGGTTGCCAGGTATGGTGGTGATTCCGCATCTTTGACAGGTACACAAGTATACGGCTATCAGTCATCATCACCAAACCCAGATCCAATATCGAATTTAGCGCCGTATTATCCTGGAGGTAATCGACCATATTACTGCTATGGTACGGCATTTTATAATCTTAGTTGCAATTTCGGATCATTTATGGGCGGCCTCGCATCCGCGGATTACACTAATGAAGCCTATTGGAGTTGGGAACAGAACTTTTCCAGCTACACGCCACCTGATTATTGCGGGAGCGTTTAATGGAAACTTACCCCACGAACTTTCCACTCCCTGACAGGGACTCCTATTCGGGTCTGATCCAGCAGGGCATCGTCAGGACATCTGTATCCGTGCCGGCGCCTAATCAAATCCTGGTATTCAGCCGCGAGCGGACAGACCTGGCGATGCAGTTCAGCATGACGAACGA